AAAAGGATAGTTATATCCAAGTTATAAAAAAACAAATAAAATTGTTAAATGAAATTCGTGATGATTTGTGGTTTTATCTAATTTTACCTTGTCCTGTATCATCTTTAAATTTTGATAATGTAACTCAATACTACATTGATCTACCCACATATCCACCAACGATGAGATCTCATTTTGACGTAAGCACTGTGCAAAAGTTATTAAGTAGTGCGTTAGACTGTGACCTAATAATGTCACATCTACCAGAACACACTCATCAACTTGTAAATACAATGTATAATGTAACACATCATATACCACCAGTGTTTGGATACTGTCACTGGTGGGATGTGAAACAAGTTGTTACTTGGCCTAAGGATAGTTTTAAACAAAATATCACTGGTCTTTTAGAATATCATACTTGTTACTTAAATACTCAACATCAAAAGGATTTAGTATTAGAACAAGCAAAAGAAACTTTTAATGATAGAATCATTAATAGGTTAGATAAGACATTAACTGTGCAACATTTGGGTGTAGATGGGAGTGATATAGTTGATAACATTAATGAAACACCAGAAAAAATTATTGTGTTTAATCACAGACCAGACACCTACAAACATTTTAAAGAATTTATACTTCTTATGGATAAGTTGTGGGAAACAAGAAAAGACTTCAAAGTATGGGTGCCTTTACTAGATAATCCTAGTCGTGAATATATTGTTGTTGACAAAGGTAAAAAAGAGTGGTATTATAAAAAACTTAGAACTTGTTGTGTTGGGTTTTCACCTAAACAAACTTATGGTGGTTGGAGTGTTGCCACCACAGATGGTTTGATGAATGGTGTTCCTTATATAATGTATGATGCACCATATTATGAGGAATTAAATCCAACTGCTGATTTCTTCACTACTGATGATGAAGCGTTATCATTGTTAAATTTGTATCTAGATGGTGAAGTAAGAAATACTCAAGCAACTAAGTCGTTGAATTATATAAGGAAAAACCTAATATATAAAGATGAAATAATAAAAATGTCTGAACTCATGGATACTTTAATATTAAATCAGAGAGTAGTTGATGGGTCAGAAAGATTGAAGTCAATCATAGAATGGATAAAAGATAGCAAGTCTATTACAAAAAAAGATATTATGGATAAATTGGATTGGGGTAGGGGTATAAAGTGGACACCTTATCGCCGTGCTCTCATGAATCATCCAAATATTTTTGATATTAATGACGAAGAACCAAGATATTGTTGGAGAAGTTAAATAATGAGGAGATCAAAATATATGGCAAAAAATGAAAACTTAGAAGAACCAAGAGCTGGATTAATTCGACAAGAAATAATTAGTTACGAACAAGATCAGAAAGGTATGATTACTATAAGAAGAGCAATCAGACATTATTATGAGGATGGTGTGGATTTTTTGGATACAACCCACAGCGAGCCTTTAGCATTATGGGGAACTAAAAAATGAATATGGACGAATATGGTAATGAAGTAGAAAAGTTGATATTGACAAATGGTAAAACGTATGTTGATAAACGTCTGATGGAGAACACTCTAGGTCTTGTCGGTGAGGCTGGTGAGTTCGCAGAAAAGATAAAGAAACAAATAAGAGATGGTAACGAGGTAAATCAACTAGAGTTGGTCAAAGAACTAGGTGATGTGTTGTTCTATGTAACGGCACTTGCAAATCATATCGGTTCAGACTTACAGACAGTTGCAACAAACAATATTGTAAAGTTGCATGATAGACAGAAAAGAAATAAGTTACAGGGTAGTGGAGATAATAGATGAGTGAAACATTTATAAAAGAGTATAATTTTAGTGAAGAGGATATGCATCTTTGTGATGATTTGATTGAGTATCATAAGAACAACATGGAATATAAAAACTTAGGTAAGTCAATCGGTGCAAACGAAATGAAGAAGTCTACTGATGTTACTGTATTTCCAGCATCACAAAATCCATTTATATTAATGTATAGGAAATTATTGTTTGGGTATATAAAAGAATACAATGCAGCTTATGATAATCCACTTGCAGAGATGACGATTGCAGATGGTTTCAATATTCAACATTACAAACCAGGCGAAGGATATCTCAACTGGCATAGTGAAAGAAGTATTCATCTGACACACCAAAGAGCATTGACATTTATGACTTATCTAAACGATGTGGAAGATGGTGGTGGTACGGAGTTCAAGTATCAAGGTCTAAGACATAATGCAAAAAAAGGTAAAACACTTATATGGCCATCTGACTTCACACATACACACAGAGGTCAAAAGTCGGAAACAGAAGAAAAGTATATAACCACTGGTTGGTTCAATCATGTTGATGTTGCATTCATAAGAGGTGAGATATCAAGAGCAGTTGCACAAAGAAACACAGAGATGAAAAAGGAACAAGAAAATAATGAATGATTTTTTGAAAGATATAATTAAGACAACTGGTAATGAGTATGCATCACTAGTTGCAGAGGGTGTAGAGGCAGGAGATAGTGATACATTCATAGACACAGGTTCTTACATATTCAACGCACTTCTAAGTGGTAGTATCTATGGTGGGTTACCATCAAATAAAATTACTGCAATTGCTGGTGAGAGTGCAACTGGTAAAACATTTTTTGTCATGGGTATGGTTAAAAACTTTCTAGATGCAAATCCAGATGCTGGTGTTATTTACTTTGAATCAGAAAGTGCAATTACAAAACAGATGGTTGTTGATAGAGGTATCGACCCTAACAGAATGATTATGATGCCTGTGACTACAGTTCAAGAGTTTAGAACACAAGCACTTAAAGTTCTTGACAAATATCTAGAACAAAATGATGCAGATAGAAAACCTATTATGTTATGTCTTGACTCACTTGGTATGTTATCTACAACAAAAGAAGTAGAAGATACAGCGGACGGAAAAGAAACTAGAGATATGACTAGAGCACAAGTATTGAAAGCTGCGTTCAGAGTTCTTACTTTGAAATTAGGTAAAGCGAAAGTTCCTATGGTCGTGACTAATCACACATATGATGTTGTAGGTTCTATGTTCCCAACAAAAGAGATGGGTGGTGGTTCTGGTTTGAAGTATGCAGCCTCGTCAATTGTATATCTATCAAAGAAGAAAGAGAAAGACGGAACAGAGGTTATTGGTAATATAGTTCATTGTAAAAATCATAAGTCACGATTAACAATAGAAAACAAAATGGTTGATGTTCGATTGACATACAACAAAGGTCTTGATAAATATTATGGACTACTAGACCTTGCACTCAAATATGATATCTTCAAGTCTGTGTCAACTCGTATTGAATTGCCAGATGGTGCTAAACAATATGCAAAGACTATTAATAATGACCCAACAAAGTATTTTACTGAGGACATTATGAAACAGTTAGATGAGTGTGCAGAAAAAGAATTTAAGTATGGACAACCAGATACAAATCCATGATAACTTTTTAGACCCAGAGGATTTAACTAAAATTAAAGACCTCATGGTATCTGAAGATGGAAACTTTCAATGGTACTTCTCACCAAGTAAAGTTACTGACGGAGATGGTATCCCACAATTTTGTCATGTGTTCTATGAGAACTGCACTATCAATAGTGATAGGTTTGATTTCATAGAGCCTTTGGTAAAAAAGATAAATCCAGTTGCAATAGTTAGAATAAAATCTAATATAACTATGAAGACAAGTTCTATATTGACATCACCACTACATTGTGATATACTACCAGAAATATATGAGAGTCGTGACAACGTGACATTAGACAATCAGAGGACAGGAGTATTCTATTTAAATACAAATAATGGATATACTTTCTTTGATGGTGGTGAAAGAGTTAGTAGTGTGGAGAATAGGTTAGTTGTATTCCCATCATCAAAACGTCATGCTGGTACAACTAATACAGATACAGACTTTAGGTGTGTAATTAATTTAAATTGGTTTTGAGGTAAAATGGAAAACTTTATAAAAACATACAACAACGCAATACCAGACGTTCTTTGTGATTCATTAATTCAAAGGTTTGAGACTAACAAAGACCAATGGGAAAACAGAGATAAACGAACTGAAGACAGAGGTAATCTAAAGTTTAATGAGGTTCACCTTTTTAAACATATGGATACTTGGAAACAAGAGGTAGAGACTCTTGCAGACATATTTAAAACGTATACTGATGAATATAAGGCTCAGTATAGTGAGTTTATGTTTCCACCAAAGTATGGTATTGAACCATTCAAGATGAAGAAGTACGAAGCGAATGGTTTAGACGAGTTTGGTTGGCACGTGGATGTCAACACAACGGATTCAATGAAGCGGTGGTTAGCTTTCTTTTGCTATCTATCTGATAATGACGAAGGACACACAAGTTTTCCATATCAGAAAGTTGGAACAGATTGTAAGAGAGGAACTATAGTTATCTTTCCACCAATGTGGCCATGGTTACATCAAGGTGCAAAACCAGTAAAAAAACCAAAGTATTTCTTAGGGAGTTATTTACATTATGTCGATTAGAGATCAATATGTTTTCATAACAAATAAAAATGAAGAAATGCAATGTATAGGTATTCGAAAAGGAAAATTTGAGGGTGTGGTTTATAAATATGGTAAAGTATCTTTAGGTGAAGAAAATAAAGATGGGAACTTGCCATTTAAGTTCGAATATGATATACTAGACAATAACATGATACCAAGAGAGGAGTTTGATAACGATAGCTTCTTCACATTACTTGGTGACATTTTAGTAGATATAATTGATAGACAAGAGGATTTAAATATTGGATATACAAACGATAGAGAGAACAACTCTCAGTAACTTAATCTATAACGAAGATTATGCAAGAAAAGTATTACCTTTCATTAAGGGTAAATATTTTGAAGTAAAAGAAGAAAGAATAATATTTGAGGAGATATCTAACTTTGTAGATAGGTATAAGAAGATACCTACCCAAACAACCTTAGAGATAGAACTTGGTGACAGAAAAGACTTATCAGAAATAGAGTATAAGAAAGTCGTTGACATAATTAAAACACTTAATCCAACGGAGGTAGATTTTGATTGGTTGGTGGATCATACGGAGAAGTTTTGTAAGGATAAGGCGATTCACAATGCGATTGTTGATGGTATATCTATTATTGATGGGAACGATAAAAATAGAACTCCAGATTCTATACCAAGCATTCTTACGGACGCCCTCGCAGTATGTTTTAATAACGCTGTGGGTCATGATTATATTGGTGATGCTGATTCTAGATTCGAATATTACCATAGAATAGAAGAACGTGTTCCTTTTGATTTAGATTTTTTCAACAAAGTAACAAAAGGTGGTTTACCCACAAAGACGTTGAATGTTGCACTTGCTGGTACAGGTGTTGGTAAATCATTGTTCATGTGTCATATGGCTGCAAGTAGTATTGCTCAAGGTAAAAATGTTTTGTATATTACACTTGAGATGGCTGAGGAACGTATCGCAGAACGTATAGATGCAAACTTGATGAATATATCTATGGAAGACTTGCACTCTCTACCAAAGAAAATGTTTGATAGTAAGATTGATGAATTAGTCAATAAAGTAAATGGTAAACTGATAATTAAAGAATATCCTACTGCGACTGCAAACAGTAATCACTTCAGAGGTCTAATCAAAGAACTTGCAATCAAGAAATCATTCAAACCAGATATCATATTCATAGACTATTTAAATATCTGTTCATCATCTAGATTCAAAGGTGGTGCGAATATCAACTCATATACCCTAGTCAAGTCGATTGCAGAAGAACTGCGTGGTCTTGCAGTTGAGTGTAATGTTCCTATCATGTCTGCAACTCAAACCACTAGGTCTGGTTTTGTATCCAGTGATATAGGTCTTGAAGATACATCTGAGTCTTTCGGT